TATGGCGTTAAGCCTGTCAGCGTTTGTGGCTATCTCCAGCTGGCCCAGAACCAGAAAACAGGCTCTTACACCGTAGCGCTTCCGCCGGGTTGCAGGCTGACCTATTTTCAGAGCATGAACGGCGATCAGTTTGGTACGAGTCGGAGGAAGATCACCATTTCAGGGGGAACCGCGACAGTGTCATCAGTAGGCGATACCGACTACTCAGCAGGGACTGAGCCTGCGGCAGCGGCTTATCTCATTTTCCAGATCGAGAGGGCATAAATGGCGGAATATGGCGTTTTACTGACGACGACTAGCGGGGAAGTATGGGTGACCGCGAACAGCTCGCCAATCGCTCTACAGGCACGAAAGACAGCGTCACTTCAGGGAATATCGGGGTTTAATACCAAAGTGACGCACACATTCCCCGCAGGTCAGCCTGTTATCGCCTTCGTTCATTGCACGGTTGAGGTGGAAATCACCCAGACGATAAGCGGGAACACCATCACTATTGATTTCCTCAGACCAAATGCAACCGGCACAGCGTACGTTTATTTTTTCTCTATTTTCCCACAGACAAAGCCAGACTACGGGCTGGCCGTCTGGGATGCGTCAGGGACGCTTATTTTGACAAACGAAACGCGCACACTCAGTGATGTGGTAACCCTCGGTACTGCCGGGGTAGATGCAAGTTCAGGTTATAACATCAATACCACGCTGGCGGGGAAATGGGCCTGTATGCCTGCCATGCTGGGTCTAATTACTGGAGTTATATCGGCCGGCGGCCAGCCGCAGCCCTACTCGGCGATATACAAGAGCATGGCGAAACTTGAGGGAGGCAACACGCGAATATTCGCCAGACCACAAACAACGCCCAGCGGAAGCCTTCAGAACGTCGCGTATTCGAATCTGAGAAACGTGATTATGGCCATCAACTGCGTCAACTACGATTGATCGTTTTCGGCGATCAATTATGTGTTATTGATCTACAAAATCAATTATATCCCTTTGATTCATCTTGTTATTGTTTAGCTTCGTTAATACCCTGGGATATAACCACGATGAAAAACATGATTCTTTGCCTGGCGGTAGCGGTATTGCTCTCCGGTTGCGCTGGCGTTCTTCAGAAGCAGCAACCCATATGTACCGGAACGGCCCTGATCGGCGGACAGGAAAACATCGTCCAGATTTACGGAGTACACAAGCAAAGTAACCAGACCCAGTACCGCGCCGGTTACCCATTTAACTGGTCATGGGTCAGCGCAAACACGTTCAGTAGTACCACCTGCCATTAACTCAAACATTTTTGAATAAACCTCGCTCCGGCGGGGTTTTTTATTGCCTGGAGAAAACATGATTTATACTACTGGCACTATCGCCATCAGCGGAAACACCCTTACAGGTACCGGCACAAACTTCACTGCTGCTGGTTCTCTTATTCGTAACGGCTGTACCGTTATTGCAATGACCAGCCCTGTGCAGGTATTTCAGATTACCACCATTGGCAGCGCAACAAGTCTCACCGTAACGCCAGCGGCTAACCCAGCAGTTCCCGCCGGAACCCGATTTGCCATTCTTCTGAGTGACAGTCTGAGCGTGGATGGGCTGGCGCAGGATATCGCTGAAACCTTCACGATGTACCAGCGCTACATGAGCGGGTTCGCTGATGTAATGAACGGGACATCTGATGTCACCATCACTATCAACGGCACTGCCGTTACCGTGCCGGGTCAAAAATCGCTGGCGAAGAAAGGGGATAACAGCGACATTACCAGCCTTTCCGGGCTAACTACAGCGCTAAGTATTTCACAGGGGGGGACTGGTGATAAGACTGCCGCTGGAGCGCGTACAAAACTCGGTCTGGGAAATGCGGCAACTAAAAATACTGGTGAAGGGGATAATGATGTACTGGCCACCGGGTCATTTGGTGTCGGTTCAAAAAATCTTCCCGTAATTTCAGATATCTGGGATAAAAGCCAGGGAACCCGTTTTTGTAACGTTACTCCCGCAACTTCTGGTGGTCCTGGAATGTATGGTTCTGGTATACGGTTATCAGACCGTAATATTGGGAGTGGAAGCACTCCGGCAGCGCAACAATCATTTGCTGCGCTGATTCTTAGCGGGAAAATTATTCAGTTCATGAGTATGTCGGATGGCAATGATTCTGGCTGGATGCAGATTTACCACACCGGAAATACGACCCGTGCATCTGATGGCACGCTGAAGGCCGCCTCCCCGATTGTACAGTTATTTGGGGATGGTTCATGCCAGCTTAACGATGAGTCTGAGGGTTGCGCCGTAACCCGCCTGAGCGTCGGGGAATATCTTATTAAAGGATGTGAGGGGCTCAACGCGGATGCCGCCTGGGGGGGCATTGATGGTGGTTTTGATATCCCTACCGACAGGAACAAGCAGCCTCTAATCTGGCTGGATTATGAGGTCAATGCTGACGGTTCTATCTTGGTGAAAACCTACCACCGCACACATCCTTCAGCACCTGCTTTTGCCAGAAATGAGCGGGAGGGGTTAGCTGATGGAGACCTGGTTGATATCCCGTCTGACCAGTTTGTAAGTGTCCGAGTGGAAATGCCAGCTGACAGCATCTGGAATCAGAAACAGAAAGCAATAGAAGAAGCTGCGAAAAGCGCGTCCGAAGAGGTTCAATAAAATAATTGTGACGGCAGTAAAGCGACTCTTTTACTGCCGTCAAATATCACACTCCATTCTGGAGAACGGTCGGGAACTCAGAAACCAGCCACATATCGGACTCTTCAAACATTTCCTCCAGCATGCGGTTCAGTTTTTCCCGATCACTTTTGCTGGCATCGCTATTTAAACCGTTCGCCTGCATTGGCTTCACCTTCACTTCGGCATCGGGGAAAATCTGGTGCACCCGCTTCTTCAACTCGGCCAGTATGATCTCTCTGGCCCCTTTGAGCCCCTCAACATTACGCTTGTCATAAACTAGTTCAACGAACATAACCATCCCTCTCGCTTACTTGATCTCTGCAAATAAAAATACTACTGTATGCATATACAGTCAATGTGTCATGAGGGCTATACTTATGCCTCGTAAATCAGATATTCATGCAGCTTTTTTAGCCTCTATAGAACAGAATCAAAAGGGTTACCTTTGTCTCAATACAAATAAATTCATCAATAAGTTGCGCGAGGAGAGCTGGCATTTCAGCCAGGCGGATGCAAATACATGGATCGAGCGATACCAGCCGGACTTCGCCGATAAGACGACAAACGGCAGCCAGAACCGGTACTGGATCCTGCGTAACATGGGGAGGGTTTTCTAATGGGCTTTCCTTCGCCGGCTACGGATTACGTTGAACAGCGTATATCGCTTGACGAGCGCATCATCACCAGGCCAGCGGCTACGTACTTTATGCGGGCCGGTGCAACGCATTACCGAGAAGGTATCCTCAATGGTGCTTTGCTGGTTGTCGACGCGTCAATGTCTCCATGTGATGGTTCATTGCTGGTTTGCACAGATAGCGGTGAGTTTAGGATTAAGCGGTATCGCACACACCCGCGGCCACACCTGGAAAACCTTGAGAACGGTAAACGGGAGAGTTTGCCAGATAAGGATGAGGTATCCGACACTTCGCGTCCGGTATTTGGGGTGATCACGTATATCATCAACGACGCGCGGTCTGGTGAGTTTGATGATTGTCCGGTGATGTGA